TCGTGATGTCTTTACCGCTTAAATAGTAAAAAATAACTAATCTTATGAAATCAATCGAAGACCATATGGAACACGATAAGAAAATTATCGATGACCCACAAGCAAACCCTGCAGCACGCAGACATGCAAAAGAAGAATTGCATGAACTCGAAGAGTATGCAGAGCATCACAAGGAAGAAATCGCAGCAGGCGATCATCATGATCCAAATGCTTTAGAATTATTTTGTGATAATCACCCAGACGAACCTGAGTGTCTAATCTATGACGATTAATTAAATGTTTAATCCAGCAGAACAAAACTTTATAGGAAGAGATCCAATGCAATGGTGGATCGGTCAAGTGACTGATCCAGTTAAAGGAGAGTGGGATACCTCTCTAGAAAATAAACAGGCAGAAGATGGTAAAGATGTTTATTCACATCGATGCCGTGTTCGCATTGTAGGATATCATGGATGTGAAGATGACCTACCTGACAAGGACTTACCATTAGCACATGTTCTCTTACCACCTAACACTGCAACCACTGGTGGTTGTGGTGACACTTTGCAATATCAAGGTGGAGAAGTTGTTGTTGGATTTTTCTTTGATGGTGCAGATGCACAACAACCAGTTATATTTGGAACTTTATTCAAACAACCTTTTATTAAGGACAAGCTAACAGCTGAACAGTTCAACGCTAAAAAACAAACTTGTTTTGTTCCTTACACTCCACCAAAAGTCAGGCAAATGTCTGGAAAGGATAAAGCATATGAACAATCGCCTTGGGGTGCTGGATTTAGAGTATTTGCCACGGTGGTAGCTGGAAAAGTAGTCACATCTTCAGTTCTTTCACAAAAACAAAGTAATAGTGATACAAATGTAAAAATTACAAATACAACGGCGTGTGAGGATAATGAAATATCAAAGATGACCAATGTGTTAAAGGACTTTACTGAAAAAATGGGAGTTCTTCAAGATGTTGGAAACTTGACTGTTGATCCTTTATATGGAGGTGTTATTGATAAGACATCAGAGATCAAACTTGCATCAATTAAGATGCATAACTCAATGTCAAAGTTAATGCGTCGTGGTCGTTCATGGATGATACAAGATACTTTAGATAAATTAAATTTAACTTTAAAAGATAAGACACCGATTTCTTTGACAACCAGTGTTGGATTAGCTTCAAAAGGTTTAACTGATATAATGTTTTGCAACATTGAGAAGATAAACGAACAATTGGGAGATTATCTTGAAAAAAGTTTAGCAAATATGCTTGGATCAATATTAGATGTACCTCTCTGTGCAGTTGAAAGTTTTTTAGGTGATATGTTTGGTCAGATTAATAATATTCTTGATACTGTGATGGGAGATTTATTTGATCAACTCAATAACATTCAAGGTGGTGGCATTGGTGCTCCAAGTAAAGCATTTCAAAAAGGAATTAACTTTGCAAATATATTAACAAATGCTCTTGAATGTGATGCACAAAACTGTCCTGAGAATACAACATTTACTTCAAAGGGAGGTCTTGCAAAAAATCTTGAAGATTCATTCGGTAGTGTATTTGGTCTCGCTGATTTAAGTTCTCTGACTGATCCGATTTCTGATCTTGCTGATGGTTTGATTCCAGACATCAGTGTGCCATCACTTTCTGGTAATGCTTTAAAAATTCCTAAACCAGATTGTAAAACTAATGTCCTTAAATGTGGGCCACCAAGAATTGATTTTATTGGAGGTGGATTTGATAAAACTGCATCTGGAAGTGCAGTTGTAAATACACTCGGAAATATTATTGGTGTTGCAATTAGTGATGGTGGAAGTGGTTATAAAGAACCGCCTCTACTTACGTTTGTTGATGGTTGTGATAATGGTTACGGTGCTGGAGGTTATGCTGTAATTGAAAATGGTAAAGTCGTAAAAGTTGTAATGACAGATGGTGGTCAAGAATATATACCAAACACAACAGAAACTGATATTGATGGAAATGTGAAAGAAGTGATTCCAGATCCAAATGGAAACTATGATGGTGAAGTATCTTACATTACTTCTCTCTCAGATTTAGTTGTTGAAAATACAGGATTTGGATATGAAGAAACAGACACTGTGACAATTGAAGGATCAGAAGTTGAATTAGATATAAGAGATGGTAGAATTGTAGGAGCGAACATTGTTAATGCTGGATCTGGATATACTTCGATTCCCGAAGTGATAATAAATAGTGATACTGGATGCATCGCAAAATTATCACCAGTTCTTCAATTTACTAGAGTTGATGATGCGGTTCAACGTGCTGATACAAATATTCCATTTAATACAGAGTTACCTGTCGTGACTGTAATTGATTGTGTTACAAAATAAGAGATGACAAAACCAAAGGACGGAAAAAATCAAGAGGTTACATCTAAGCTGAGATATAGTATATCCAGTGGTGATATGGATAGCATACATGGTATGTCTAACTATCAGGTGACGACTCAAGAAGCACAGATTTTTGGATTCTATGCTGATACTGGACAAGGTAAAGGTGGTCAAGGTGGGCCTGGAACTGGAAAACATTTGTTGAACACGCCAGGCATGTCAATGGAGGTTGTTGGTGAGGGATTAAAGGTCAGAAACGCTGGTGATATTACACAACTCCCAGCTAAAATTATAGAAGCAAAGAAAGGTGACATTATAATTGAGTGTCAAAATGGAGACATCACACTTAGAGCGAGAAACATTAATTTTGAAGCGAATGGTTCTGGTAATAAAGACGGACAGATTTTAATTGATGGAAATCGACTTATAGATATCAAAGCACCCGATGTCAAAGTTCAAGCAGAAAAATATACGTTGAGAGCGACTCAAGAGATTGATCAAGTCACAAGTGGTTTTATGAAAATGTTATCTGGGTTCAAATTAGATGCACAAAAATCTGATGACTTACAGAGAGGAATGGCAAATGTCTTAGAAAAGGCAACAACTTTAGAGATTCCAAAAGTCGGTGAGGAATTAAAAGCAATCGCAGAGAAAGGAAAAGGATTTGCAGAGAAAGTGAAAGGTGTAGCTGGAGAACTAGAAGGTCTTGCGGAAGGATTCGTAGAGAATGTTGATACAGATGCTATCGATCAATCATTTAGTCAAGTTGGTGAGGCTCTTGAAGAAGGAGACATAGGAGCAGCGACTCAAAACATACAAGATGCATTAGGAGGATTCTTAGGAGGATTACAATGAGTTCAGTACCAAGACTTAACGCTGATAAAATAGTTGTTGGAGGAAATGATGTCTCTCAACCAATCGGTGAGAGTGATAAAACTCCAACTGGAACTGCTATTTTAAATGGCCCTGTTGTTTGTGGTAAAGTCAATAAGACACAGAATAACTATGAGGGTGTCTTAAACGTATCCTCTAATTCTGCACCTCAAATATCTCTTGATAGTTCGCCAAAATTAAATGTTAATTTAGCTGCCAAGGTTGATGGCAACATGACTGTTGAGGGTGATAGCAAGACCGCTAACGCCTTACTGATATCAGGTGGTTCATCTGTTGATACTGTTCATATAGTGGGTGATTTATTTGTAAGTGGTTCTATTGATGGTGATAACAAGGGGAGACTTGCTGAAAGATTTGGTGTTGCAGATAGCAAACCAAAACCATTTGATTTAAAACATCCAACAAAGGGAGAAGGTCATCGTCTTCGTTATGCATGTATTGAAGGCCCCGAAGTTGGAGTTTATTATCGTGGCAGACTCAAAGGTTCAAATATTATTGAACTACCATACTATTGGAAAAATCTTGTTCATGAAGATAGTATCACAGTTCAATTACAACCAATCGGTAAGAATCAAAATCTTGTGATTGAAAGTTTTAATAGTTCGTATGTAGTGATTGAACTTGGTGCAAATCAGGATTTTCTCACAGGAGAGATATTGATTGATTGTTTTTATCATGTATATGCTGAGAGAAAAGATGTTAATCCATTAATAGTTGAATATGAAGGTGATAGTTGGGAAGATTATCCTGATCCAAATTATAAACCTGATGCTGTAAATCCACGATATGATGATCCTAAGTTCTCAGGCCCACCTAACACAATCACAAGTTGATAAATAAAACAGAAGAAAATTTGTACATAGCCCAATAAGATGCCTCTTTCAAGACTGGAGAATTTTCTAAAGAATATTCAAGGTAATGTT